ATCACTCGGTCGCTTCCCAGGTCGCGCAAGGTTTCGCTTGCCACCAAAGCGTTGACCGCACCCGCCGATTGGCCCCTGACGCTCAGTTGCTCGACGCGGGAGAGCGCCTGCTCCGCGAGCGCCACGAGCACCCGTGCACGTTCCCGATGGCCCTCGTCTCTGGCCCCATCAGCTGATTGCCACCACTGCTCAGCCATTTCCACTTCCGTGCGCGGCATCGGAGTGCCTGAAAGCCGGTTGGCGAGACGTGAAAGACGAAACAGGTTTCGCGCAACTGCGCGTGCTGGATGGCTATCGGCTAACAGCGCCGTCAACTGTGGCGCTGCACTCCGCAATTCTTCGGTTTCGCCGTTGCTCAGTTCGTTGATTACGACCGGCTCCGCACGACCAAGCGCGTCCAGCGCATCAGCAGGCAGCCAGCTAGGCTCGTCGACACCGAAGTCGCGTCGCGCGGTGGCGATTACGGATATGCCGGGAACCTTGGCCGCCTCCCGGACTAGGTCTATAACGGTAAGGCGCTCTTCTTCACCGTAAAAATCCAGGCTGTCGATGAAGAGCACGACCGCGCCGCTGGCGGCCAAATCGGAGAGCAGGTCGTGCGCACTGCCGTCGAATCTGAGAACGGATCGCATGGCCAGCCAGCCTTTGGCTATCGTGCGGGCCGGACTTAAGGCGACTACCTGGGCTTCGGCGGAAATCTGCATGGCGAAGTGCTTCAGCAGTCCCGACTTGCCCACGCCTGCATCGCCTCGTATTTCCACCCAACGGCCACGGTCAAGAGCGCTATGAACGGAAGCAACGCGTTCGTGCCGTGTGAGCGTCACCCCGCCCACGCGATCATCTATGTCCGCGAGCGTGTTCTGGGATGCATCGGCCAGCGCGCCGAGTGCGGGCAGGTTGTGACGATCTCCGGAAAGTCGAAACGTCTTTTCTGCGAGTTCATTTCGCAACTCGTCGCGTTTGCGATCACCTCCCGCCGTGGCGATCTTGATGGCGAGTTCCGTGAGCTCGTGCCAGAGGTTGCCGGCACGCGATACTTCTTCGGGATGAAGCGCGCGCGCAGCACGTTCTTTTGCCAGCTCTTCCGAAGCGGAACCCGTCGCAGTGAAGTCGAAAACAAGGATCTGCAGCCTGCGCAGAAGCTGCCAGACGGCTTCGTCGTCGTGAGCCGCACCACCATCCTTGCTTGAGATGCGCCCTGAATTTCCAGAGTGGCGGGTTTCCCCTGCGCGTCGTGGGCCTGTACGATCACGTCATCGAGCGGATGGCCTTCTGCGGCTCGTTGGAAAGCCACGCGATCGATGGTTGTGCCGGGCAACCCTCGAGGTTCCACGCCCACCAACAAAGACAGCAGATATGAGGCGCCCACTTGGCCCTCAAAATGGCTGCCTGCCGGTCCGCTGGAGGCTGGACTCGTGTTGGTCATAACAGAACACCGCTGTCCTACGGGCCCGTCTAGTCCCCGTGCGAGGGATCGCTCATGTAGATCATTGGCAGAGGGCGAGGCGGCCCGGCAAAGCGAAGATCCGACAACGTGTTTACTTTGTCAACAAGGTGAAGCTGAACCCCCTGGGCCGACGCGACGTACTGCGGCCAGGCAGCACCCAGCATACCGAGAACGGCCCTCATTTCTTGATCGCCGTCTTCCCGCGCCCCGCCGAACCAGAACAGTACCGGAAGGGTAGTTTGCGGCATCGCGGCGATCATGCGAGGGCTGAAATAGGCCATCCCGTGAATATGCCGGTATTGGGGAGTGCCGTCCCCTTGCCTCTTTCGCAGGATGCGGGTAACGAGAAACCAGACCGTATCGGGCTGTAGGTCCTGATTGCCGTCGCTGGCAATCCAAAGCAATCCCCTGGCGGTCGGAAGGCCGAGGATTTCCTTCGTACTTGCGATCTGGGCATCGGCCGCTCTAACAATCCGCTGCACCGGCGCCGCCATTAGGTCCAATAGCTCTTGCTGGCACGCCAGGGGGAGCCGGTGGCTGTCAACGCGGGCCGTGCCGTAAACAAGAAGTTGGCCCCTGCGTTGCCAGACCGCCGCGCGGTCGCCGAGCTTTTTCCGAAACGACTCGCCAAAGCTGTCCGCCTCAAGCGCCTTCAATTCGGCAATGACGTTATGTCGGCGGAACAAATAATCCGCGCTAGGCGGCGGATTGTTATTGCCGACCATGTCCGCCACAAGTTCCCCCTGAAGCCCCTTGACGAAGGGGTCGACGATAGATTGTAGCGTAACCGCGGGTTTCATCCAGAAGTTCCCTGCAGACTCCATTTTAGAACATGGCGTAAACAAGAAGCGCAGATTATGTCTTTGTGACCGCATCGATGGCCCCCCGCCCTGGGCGGTACATCCTGGTCATGCGGTTGGCGCCGCAACCCCGCGAAAGGGCCACAGGGTGCTGCGATATGCTAAAAACAAGAGCAACGATACTTGCAATCCAGAATTCTATTCCGCTTTCAAGCTTTCCGCGAGGCGTTCGTTCCGACGGACCACCCTTGCGCCTCCGCGATTGATTTATTTCCGACATCAGCGGAGGGCCACCGTTCGATTGACAGCACTCATGAGACGGCCTTCCTCCGCTGGCTGGCAGGCCGACCGGACTTGTTTCAGCTCTTGCTTGGCTCGTTCGGGATGAAGGACCATGTTTGTTTTGATGTCGGAGTGTCCCATCCATTCCTGCCACGCCATGGAGGTGGCGACATCGACCTCTTGGCAGTGCCCGATGGAGATCCCCGCGAGGCTGTGGCGGTTCAGGCCAAACGCTTCAAGGTGTCTTTGTGCGATGGGGGAGATCGGGTCAGTCTCGATGGCGGGAAGCTCGACACTTTGATTCAACAATGTCATGAAACGATACGCTGTGGCTTTGACCGCGTCTATGGCCTTGCCCTGGTGATGATCGATGGCCAACGAAACTCGACGGCCAGCGTTCTGCATCGTGGTACTAGCGCGGACACATTCCGGCGCCTCTATCAATTCATAAAGGGCCGGCCGCTTGATCCTGCGATCGGCATGGTCTTTGTGGAGGTTGTTCAGCCGACTGGCGCATGGTTTCAGGAGTTCGGATGTCTTGCCGTGGGCGTTGATCAGCACGCCCGACACTTGGGCCAAGTGGGTGAGTTGTCTGAGCGAGTTGGCAAATGGGCAGAGAAGATGGCCCGCAATGGAAATCGATGCGTGATTGATCTTCCACCAGTTCGCGGCGGCATCCCAGTCGGGCCGAACGACGAAATCGGTCTTCGGCTAGTTCGCCGTGCGTCCTGACCGCGCCCGAACGCCCGCCCGAACACCACAAGGACATGTCCACGCCTGCGTTTCGGGGAATCCGCCGGAGGTAACAGCCGCGGAGAATCGGCACCGGACCGATTCGCAGCCGCCACATGCCGATGCCACATGCCGGTGTTCACATCGCCCCTGGCACAGGTGGGGCCGAAATAGCGGTGTCTCTATAGGAGGAATTCAAATGTTGTTGTACTACAACGACATTTAGAAAGCTCCTGCAACCGCGCGCGTACGCGATGCAAGTGAAGTTCCAAGCTGCCTCCGGTACTGATGTGGTATCGGTGTTGGTTATCCTACCTGACTTGTAATCAACGAGTTGGTACGGATGGTATCGATGGTAACCGTAACGGTGCTTGTTGTTGTGGTACGACAACATTTGAAATCCTCCTATAGACCCACCCGTTTTTCCGGCCGTGCGCACTGCGCGCATTGCTCCCAAACTGGGCCGGTGTGGATGTGGTATCGGTGCTCGTCGGACTATCCGCCTCGTCGTCAAGGTCTTGGTGCGGATGGGGTGGATGGTGACCGTGGATGCGCTTGTTGTTGTAGTGCGACAACACAAGCTTTCCGGCCACGCGCACCACGCGCACCGACGGCATCGGCGCTACGCGAGTTCTCTCCCGTTTTTCGCGTCCATGACCACGTAACTCCTGCACCTCCCTTGTAACTCGTTGAGCAGCCTACGAAAAAAGAACATTGACAACCGATCCTGTTTTTTGCGATAAACCCTAGGGCACAGGGACTCGCCCCTTCTCATAGCGGAGCGCCGGGACGCTTCGATAACAACCCTCTCCCGCATTCCTTTCCACGAAGTGTGTCCGAGTCACCCAATTTCACCACCGAGGCCATCATCATGGAGCGCAATATTGCCGTCTACAGTTGCGACGGCGCACTGGTTCAGTGGATCGACGAAAAGCGCCTCGCGCGCCTGGTCGCGAGCGGGAACGTCGCGCGCGTCCACAAACGGCGTTCGGGCCGCATCTCGCGGGTCAACCTGTGCCAGCGGCCCGGCGAGTCGCGCCCTTCGTTCCTAACCGATTACAGTGGGACGAAGTACTCGTTCCGGCAGCACCTCAAAGACGGCCACTATTGCTTCCGCCTGCGCCCGCTGGGCGACAACCCGCGCGAGGAGCGCGATCTGGCGCCGGACGCTGTGCGGCCGATCTTCCTGCGCGTGGTGCTGGATTGCATGACGGCGGCGTGAGAAACGATTCATTCGCGGGGTAGCGCGGCAGGCTCATAATCCGCAAGCCGCTGGTTCGAATACAGCCCCCGCCCCGAAGTTTCGAGTACATGACGCCGCCACGGAGCGATCCTTGGCGGCGTTTCGATTTATCACAGGGAGGATTTAAAAACGATGACACCGACAGGAACGACCACGCCGAGTTTGGCACAAGCAATCTCGGATGTGGAGAGCGCGCAGACGACTCTCACGAATGCCGAAAGTAGCCAGCAGGCGGCGCAGGCGAAGTACGACGCCGCCGTCGCCGGCAAGCAGTCGGCAGACCAGACGGAAGGCGACGCCGCCACGGCGTTCAACGCCGTGCTGGATGAACTGATCGCGGCGGCCACCGCCGCCAAGGTACCGTCCAGCGCCCCCAACCCTGCCAGTTAAGAAACTCCGATCCACACGATGACGACTTCCCTGGCAGAGAACCCGATCATCGTGGACTCCGCGGGCGTAGTGATTGCCGGCCACTGCCGCCTTCTGGCGGCTCGCCTGCTGGGCCTTCCCGACCTATGCGTCGTGGTTGTTCCCACAGCGCAGGCCACTCAGAGGCCGCAACAGTGATTACGCCCGCGATGGCTCGCAACATCGAGATTTGGCCGACCGAGCGGCTGCGGCCCTACGCCAAGAACGCCCGGACGCACTCGGACGCACAGGTGGCGCAGATCGCAGCGTCCATCGTCGAGTTCGGGTTTGTGAACCCGGTCCTCGTCGACAGCAACGACGGAATCATCGCCGGTCACGGTCGGCTGCTGGCGGCGCGGCAGTTGGGCCTGGCAGAAGTGCCGGTGGTGGTGCTCGATCACCTCACCGACGCTCAGAGGCGCGCCTACATCATCGCCGACAATAAGCTGGCGTTGAATGCTGGTTGGGACGAGAAGCTCCTCGCGGAGGAACTCGGCGACTTGACGCTGGCCGGCGTGGATCTTGCGCTGATCGGCTTCACCACCGCCGAACTGGAAGTATTGCTGCCCGGCGACGAGGCACCGGTCGAGGAAGCGCCCGAGGTCGTTCCCGAGCCTCCGGCGACGCCCGTCACGCAACCCGGCGACATCTGGCAGATTGGGGCGCACCGCCTGGTGTGCGGCGATTGCAGGGACGCGAGTATCATTCGCGCGTTATTCGGGCCGGCGCAGGCGAACGTGGCCATCACGTCGCCGCCCTACGCCACGCAGCGAAAATACGACCCGTCGAGTGGGTTCCTGCCGATTCCGCCCGCTGAGTACGTCGCCTGGTTTCAGGCTGTGGCGGCGGGCATCGAGTCGATCCTGGCGCCGGACGGGTCGTACTTCCTGAACATCAAGGCGCACGCCGACGATGGCGAGCGGAACTTGTACGTGGCCGACTTGGTCATCGCACACAAGCGCCTCTGGGGTTGGATGTTCGTGGACGAATTCTGTTGGCGAAAAACCGACAACGGCGTGCCGGGCGGTTGGGGGAACAGGTTTAAGAATGCCTTCGAGCCGGTCTACCACTTCAGCCGCCAAGGGGAGATCAAGTTTCGGCCTGAAGCGGTTGGACACGTGTCTGAAGACTGCTTCGATTACTCCCCCGACAATCCGGTGTCGAAGTCTGGTAGCGGCTTACTGGGGACCGGACCGCGCGGCGAATCCGCCTCGTCGCCGCCCGAGGGATCGCAGGGTTGGGGAAATATGCGCCGCAAGCTGGTGGACGGGCGGCATGAGGGCATCGCGCGCCCCTCGAACGTGATCGAGGTCAAGAGCGAGTCCTCGCAGGGATCGCACTCCGCTCCGTTTCCGCGCGCCCTGGTGGAGTTTTTCGTCCTGGCGTTCACCGACGCGGGCGATGTGGTGTTCGATCCATTCATGGGAAGCGGAACCACGATGGCAGCCGCGGAAGTGCTGGGCCGGATCGGATACGGCTGCGAGATCTCGCCTGGCTACTGCGATGTGATCTTGAACAGGATGATGAGCTTGACCGGAAACGAGGCGACGCATGAGTCGGGCGCGACGTTCGCGAAGATCGCGGCCGCGCGCGGGGTCGATCCGGGGCAGGCGTTGAACCCCAAGGCGCAGGACAGGGGCGCCATCAAACACCACGGGCCGAACCCGCACTACGGGCCGCGAAGGAAGGCGTCATGACAGCCGTTCTCCAAGTTGAGCAGTGGCCCATCGACCGGCTGATTCCTTACGCGAGGAATTCTAGGACGCATTCGGACGCCCAAGTCGCCCAGGTTGCCGCCAGCATCATCGAGTTTGGCTGGACAAATCCCGTCCTCGTTGCCGCGGACGGTGTGATTATCGCCGGCCATGCGCGGTTGCTGGCCGCGCGCAAATTGAAAATGGTCGAGGTGCCCGTGATTGTGCTCGGCCACCTCACGGAGGCGCAGCGGCGCGCGCTCGTTCTGGCCGACAACAAGCTCGCGCTAAACGCGGGTTGGGACGAGGAGATGTTGCGCGTCGAGATGCAGGACCTCGACGTAAGCGGGTTCAACCTGGAGCTGATCGGCTTCTCCGCAGACGAAGTGGAGAGCATCCTGGCTGGTCCAGAAGGAACCAGCGAGGGTTTGACCGACGAGGATGCCGTTCCGGAGACGGAAGCGGCGGTTGTGACCGTGCCGGGCGATGTCTGGATCTTGGGCGACCACCGGTTGCTGTGCGGCGACGCCACGATCATGACGGATGTCGAGAAGGTGTTGGCAGGCGGCCTCGCCGACATGGTCTTCTGCGATCCACCGTACAACGTGAACTACGGCGCGACGATGAAAGACAAGATTCGGGGCACGAATCGGCCCATCGCCAACGATAACCTCGGCTCCGACTTCGAGCAGTTCCTGCGGGAGGCGTGCGTGAACATGGTGGCGGTCTGCAAGGGCGCGATCTACGTCTGCATGTCGTCCTCGGAGATCCACACCCTGCAGCGGGTGTTCCGCGAGGCCGGCGGCCACTGGTCCACGTTTGTGGTGTGGGCAAAGAACACCTTCACGATGGGGCGGTCGGACTACCAGCGGCAGTACGAACCGATCCTCTACGGCTGGCGCGAGGGCGCGGACCACTTCTGGTGCGGGGCGCGCGACCAGGGCGACGTCTGGTTCATCAAGAAGCCGCACGTTAACGATCTGCACCCGACAATGAAGCCCGTCGAACTGGTGGAACGCGGAATTCGGAACAGCAGCAAGACGCGTGACACGGTGCTGGACCCGTTCGGAGGGTCTGGGACGACTCTGATCGCGTGCGAGAAGGCCGGGCGCCAGGCGCGGGTGATCGAGTTGGAGCCGTGCTACTGCGATGTGATAGTTCGGCGCTGGCAATCGCATGTCGGGCGGAATGCGGTGCTTGAGTCCTCCGGCGATTTGTTTGATGCCTTGGCCGCAAAGCGGTCTCCGGTCAACTGACCCCCTCCCCACACGAACCCGAACATGCCGCAACCACACGAGGTGACGCATCACGCCGCACTGATGGCGACGATCCGATCCAGGATGGCGGCGGCACCCGCGCCGCCCAAGGTGCCCGGCTACTGGCAAGGCAAAGAATACAAGCGTCTCCAACGCGAGCGGGCCGCCGCCAAGCAACGGCGCGCGCTGTGTGGATATATCCCGCGCGAGGATCGAGAGCGGCTGGCCGCACACCGGGCGGCCGTGCGGGTCGTTGAGGACGCCGCGAAGCGGATCCGTCGCAGTTTCGTTCGTTCCCTGTTGAAGGAGTTCAATCGGCTCGCTGCCACGGCGTTCCTCGAGGTGGTATCGGCCCTACGCAAAGAGCAAGCGGCGCAGGCGCGGACCGACTACCAGAGAAACCTGGCGCAGGAACGGCTCAGAACGGCGACGTACAAAGCGGCACACCCGGAGGCAGTCAGCATCTACGGGCAGACCCGCAATGCGCGCATCGCTGCGGCGTGCGACGGGACGGTTACGAAGGAAAGCATTCTGGATGCCAAGACGGCGGCGCACCGGTGCGCCTATTGCGATTGCCCCTTCGAAGACGCCGAGAAGCAGACGGATCATATGGTGGCGGTCTGTCACGGGGGCGAGCACAGCATGCGCAACATCGTGATCGTCTGCCGCCCGTGCAACGCGCGGAAGGCTTCCTTGACGTGCGGGCAGTGGATCGAACGGGTCCAGCCCGAGCACCGGGTGCGAGTCCAACGCCTGTGGATCGCGCGCCACCCGCCATCGGATCGGAGGCTGCCGCTTTTCGCGGCGTACGCTGGCCTGATCGCCGGTGCTGGCGCACAGGACGCCCCGGCTTGACGGGTCGTGGCCTTGCGCCAGGCAGAGGGGCTGGGCGCAACGGGGCCCACGGGTGCGTGAAACAGTGCCAGCCCTGCGGCCGCGCCAAATCCCAGGTGCTGCAACGCCTCGGCGCGCGGCGGGTGGACCGGTTCCGAAAAGTCTTTAGTTACTGCGGATTTACGAGGTCGTCACGGTAGGTAGTCGGGTAGTCACCCTGCTGGCGGCGAGGAGCGGCGAATGGGCGGCAAGGCATGACGGGCGTTTCGCAGCGGGCGTATGCCAGGCTTCGCGGAGTGACGCTCCGGGCGGTCCAGAAGGCCATCGCGACAAAGCGGATCTCGTTGGGCGCGGACGGGACCATCGACCCGGCGACGGCGAATGCCGAGTGGGAACGGAACACGTTCGCCGGCAGGACGCTCCACCAGATGGGCGACCAGCAGCCTCAGGCGGCGCCGCCGGCCCCGCGCGCCGCCCCGCAGCGTGGCGGTTCCGGCATGTCGGGCCAGCCCGATGTTTCGAACGATCCTGTCGCCGCCTACCTCCGGGCGCGCGCTGTGAACGAGACGTTCAAGGCGAAGACGGCGCAGCTGGAGTATGAGGAGCGAGCCGGCAAATTGATTCAGGCTACTAAGGCCGGGGAGTATGCCGCGCAGTGGTCCGCGATCGTGGGGGACGCCCTGTCGGCGTACCCGGATCGCGTGGCCCCGCTCGTCGCCGCGGCGAAGACCGAAGCGGAGATCCACAGGATTCTCGTGGGCGAGACGAACGCCTTGCGGCGCAAGATGGCGAAAGCAGTTTCGGACGCCGGGTTCTAATGACGACGCCATTTTCGATGTACGAGGTCGGCTCGCAGGCGTTGCTGCCGCCGCGCGACATCTCCGTCTCCGATTGGGCCGACGAGAACGTGGTCCTGATCGGATCCGGTTCGGCGGAACGCGGCCAGTGGCATACGCGGCGATTCCAGCGCGAGCCGATGGACTGCCTCGGCCCCAACCACCCGTGCAAGCAGGTGGTGCTGATGAGCGCGGCCCAGATGCTCAAGACCAGCGTGCTGGTGAACTTCCTGGGGTACATCGCGGATGTAGATCCGGGGCCGACGCTGGTTGTGGAGCCGCGATCGGACGACGCCAAGTCGCTCTCCAAGGACCGCGTCGCCCCGTTGTTTCGGCACTCGCCGGTGCTGCGTGGAAGGATTGCGGCGGTCAAGTCGCGCGACTCGCAGAACACGGCGATGCACAAGGTGTTCGCCAACGGCTCGGGGCACATCACGTTCACGGGCGCGATCTCGCCCTCCGGCCTGGCCATGCGGCCGATCCGGTATCTGCTGCTGGACGAGGTGGACCGGTATCCGGCGAGCGCCGGTTCTGAAGGTGACCCGGTGTTTCTGGCGATGCAGCGCACCGGCGAGTTCGAGCACAACAAGAAGGTGCTCATCTGCTCGACGCCCACCATCGACGGGGAGAGCCGGATACAAGCGGCGTGGGAGGCGAGCGACCAGCGCAAGTACTTCGTGCCTTGCCCTATGTGCAATCACTTCCAGGTGCTCGTCCTGGGGGACGGCACGGCGGGCGGGTTGGTGTGGCCGAAGGGCGAGCCGGAGAAGGCAGTCTACCGCTGCGAGGAATGCCGGCAGGAGATTCCGCATCACCAGAAGTCGTGGATGGTGGAGCACGGCGAGTACCGCGCGCAGAATCCGGGGTCGCCGATCCCCGGCTTCTGCGTTACGCAGTTGATCTCTCCGAAGCGTGGGTGGGGGATCATCGCCTCGGAGTTCGACGTTGCGCACCAGTCGGTGGAGACGCTCAAGGGGTTCTTGAACACGGTCCTGGCGGAGCTTTGGGTAGAGCGCGGGTCGGCGCCGGATTGGGAGAAGATCTACCTCCGGCGCGAGGAGTACCCGTTGGGCACGGTGCCTGCGCAAGCGTCGCTGCTGGTGGCCGGCGTGGACGTGCAGGACGACCGGCTGGAGGTTGAGGTCAAGGCGTACGGACGCGGCAAGGAGTCCTGGTCGGTAGACTACCGCGTGATTCAGATTCCGGACGCCGCCGGCCAGGCGCTCAAAACGTCCTCGCCGGAGGTGTGGCAGGAACTGGAAGTGCTGTTGGCCGCGGAGTGGCCGCGCGCGGCGGGCGGGACGATGCCGATCATGGCGATGGCTGTCGACACCGGGTTCAGGCCGCAGATGGTTTACGACTTCGCCGCGCGCCACCCGCAGCCGGCGCATGGCCCGGCTGGCGACCGCGTCTATGCGCAGCGCACGGTGGTCCCGACCAAGGGCACACCAGACTTCTTGAAGTTGATCGCCAGGGTGTCGCCCACGGACGCGGCGCGCAAGCGGCAGAACGTGCGCATCTGGCACATCGGCACGCACTGGGCGAAGCAGGAGTTCTACGACTGGCTGCGGATCGCGCTGCCAGACGATGGCAGCTTCCCGCCGGGATTTCAGCACTACGCCTACGGGGATCAGGACTTCTATCGGGGCCTGTGTTCGGAGTCGCGGATCATCCGGGCGAACGGCAAGGTCGAGTGGATACCGGATAAGTCAGTCAGGAACGAACCGCTGGATCTGGCGGTGCTTTGCCGGGCGGCGGCGGCCATCTGCGGTCTCGATTCGTTTTCTGAGGCGGATTGGGCCGCGCTTGAGGGGAAGTCCCCAACGGAGGCGCCGCGCGCCAGTCGGCCCCTCGATGGGTATTGGGGCGCCGGCGGGCGCGGAGGGACGCTGGGCGGCAAGGACTGGTTCAAATGATTCAACCCACTGAACTTCAGGCCACAAGGGACACGCTGCAACGCGCCATCTTCAGCGGCGTGCGCCGCGTGCAGTTCACGGACCGCTCGGTTGAATACAACGGCGTGGACGAGATGCGGAAGGCGCTGGCGGATCTGGACGTGCAAATCGCCAAGGCGGCGGGCATCACCACGCCCTCCTTCACACTGGCGACGCACAGCAGGGAATAGATGAACGCTCTCGACAAGGCAATCGGCTACTTTTCGCCGGAGCGGGCGTACCGCCGCGCGCAGTTCCGCCGCGCGACGCAGACGCTCGCATACGACGGCGCAATGTCCGGGCGGCGCACGGACGGCTGGGTAGCGGCCGGCGGCGACGCCAACACCGAGGTCGGTGCGTCCCTGATCAACTTGCGCAACCGGTCGCGGGACCTGCTGCGCAACAATCCGTACGCCAGCAAGGCTATCACGGAACTAGTGGGCAACGCCGTGGGGACCGGGATCGTTCCCCAGGCGAAGACCGGCAGCTCCGCGCTCGACAAGCTCATCGACGGGGAGTGGCCCTTCTTCGCGGAGAACTGCGATCCGGGCGGGCAGTTGGATTTCTACGGCATGCAGGCGCTCATCGTGCGGACCACCGCCGAGAGCGGCGACGGGATCGTCCGGTTCCGGCCGCGGTTGTTGACGGATGACTTCCGCGTGCCGCTCCAATTGCAGGTGCTGGAGGGAGACTTCCTTGACGTGGCGCGGACGATGGGCATTGCCAACGGGCACATCGTCCAGGGCGTGCAGTTCAACATGATCGGGCAGCGGGAAGCCTACTGGCTCTACAACTACCATCCGGGCGGCGTCTTCATGCTGAATCCGCGGGGCGGCATCTTGAGCCAGCCGGTGCCCGCCTCCGAGGTGATGCATCAATACTGCATCCTGCGGCCCGGCCAGGTGCGCGGCGTGCCGTGGCTGGCTCCCGTCATGCTGGCAATGCGCGACCTCGACGACTACCGCGACGCCGAGCGCATGCGGAAGAAGACTGAGGCGTGCCTGGCGGGGATCGTGACGCGGCCGGAGGGTGCGAGCGGCCCGCCCATTGGCGCGGTGTCCACGGACCCGAGGACGGGCAACACGCTGGAGCGCATGTACCCCGGCATGATCGAGTATCTGAAGCCGGGCGAGGACATCAAGTTCAACGCTCCGGCCCCCGCGGGCGGCTACCGCGAGTATCTGATGACGGAACTGCAGGGGATCGGCGCCGGCGTGGACGTGCCGTACGAGTTGCTGTCGGGCGACCTCTCGAACGTCAACTACTCTTCGTATCGCGCCGGCATGCTGGGCTTCCGGAACACCATTGAGGCGTTCCGGTGGCTGACGCTGATACCGATGTTCTGCCGTCCGACGTGGCGGAGGTTCATTGACACCCTGGTGTTCATCGGGAGGATTCCCGCAGCCAACTATGGCGTTCAATGGACGGCGCCCAAGTTCGAATCGGTAGATCCGCTGAAGGATGCCATGGCCGAGTTAAAGCGCATCCGCACCGGCACGTTGACGTTGTCGGAGGCGATCGCGCAGAACGGCTACGACCCAGAGAAGCAGTTGCAGGAGATCAAGCGGATGAACGATCTGCTCGATTCGCTGGAGATCATCCTGGACTGCGATCCGCGCAACGTGAACGACAAGGGCGTCGAGCAGCCCACGGCCAGCGGGGAGAAAGCCCCCGATCCGCCTTCTACCAAAACGAGTACGGCGAAGGCGTCTGCGGAGTACTCCGGCAGGCAGTGGGACTCGCCAACCAGAAGCTACCAGTCGTAAGTCAACCCCTAAAACAAGGAGCACTTCATGCCCGAAGAAATCGCGGGGACGGTGCCGGAGACCGCCCCGGTAGAAGTCGCCGCCGCAACACTGCCGGCGACCGCCCCGGAGGAAGCCGTCGCCGCTCGAACGCCACCGGAGCAACAGCAGGAAAGCCCGGAGATCCAGGTCGAGCGCTTCGCCGTGGCGGCGAGCTTCGCTCCGCCGTCGGCCAACGATGACTCCCGAACCATTGACGCGGTCTGGTACACGGGCGCCAAAGTGCCCCGGTTCGACTGGCGCACTGGCGTGGAATATGACCTCATCCTCGACATGAAGGGCTGCCGGCTGGACCGCCTCAACAACGGCGGTCCGGTGCTGGACTCGCACGCCGCGTATGGCGTCGCGGACCAACTGGGCGTGGTGCGAAAAGCCTGGGCCAAGAAGGGTACGGGCGTAGCCACCATCCAGTTCAGTAAGCGGGACGACGTAACGCCCATCTGGAACGACGTGAAGGGCGGCATCATTCAGAACCTCAGTCCGGGGATGTGGATTTACAGCAAGGTGGATACCACCCCCAAGGGCCAGGAGCGCAAGGAATTCACCGCGACGGATTGGGAACCGTTCGAGATCTCTCTCGTGCCGGTTCCTGGCGACGCGAACACAACTTTTATGTCGGCGGCAATACTGCCGCCGGCGCAACCGAGTGTAGTGGAACCGCAACGGGCAACAGCCCACATAAAGGAGAAACCTGAGATGGAAACGACCACGCAGGATCCGGGCGTTGAGGCCCGTCAAAACGAAGTTGCCCTCGCCGCCGCGCGCGACGAGGCGGTGAAGGCGGAGCGGTTGCGCGCGAGCACCATTCGCGCGATTGCCACCGGCCCTTTCAAGGTGGAGGAGACCTTCCTCGTAGCGCTGATCGACGAGGGCGTGTCCGTGGATGCCGCTCGGGAGCGCATCATGACGAAGCTGGATGCCGAGTACCGGAAGCGCCCGACTCAGCCGCTCAACCCGGGCGCCTCGGGCGGAGGCCAGGACGAGGCGGACAAGCGACGCGAAGGGATGGAGGCGGCGTTGCTCCTGAGGGGCGACCCGCGCGCGTCGCGCGAGATGGTCGAGAAGGGCCGGGAGTACGCCGGACTCACGCTGGTGGACATGGCGCGCGAGTGCCTGAGCGCCTGCGGCGTGAAGACGCGCGGGATGGACCGCCACGAGATCGCTCGTGTGGCGCTGCAGGGCCGCAACGGGGCGTCCGAGTATTTCGAGGGCTCCATGACCACCAGCGACCTTCCCAACATCCTGGCGAACGTCGCCAACAAAACCCTGCGCCAGGCGTATGAAGCGGCGCCGCGCACCTTCGTTCCGTTCTGCCGCCAGGTCACTGCGGCCGACTTCAAGCCGGTGAACCGCATCCAGTTGAGCGACATCGCCGCCTTGCAGAAGACCAACGAAAACGGGGAGTTCGTTCGCATTTATCTGAGCGACTCGAAGGAGTCCTACGCGCTCACGACCTGGGGCGGAATCGTTCCGATCACCAGAAAGGTGGTCCTTAACGACGACCTCCAGGCGTTGACGCGGATTCCCGCCGGTCTGGGCATCGCGGCAGCGACGCTGGAAAGCGACGCCGTGTGGGCCGTGATCACGGCCAACGCGAACATGGCCGATGGCGTGCCTCTGTTCGACGCGGCACACAAGAATCTGACCGCCACGAATGCCCTCACGGCGGTGGCCAACATCACTGCGGCGCGCATGGGGATGCGCAAGCAGACTGCCCCCAAGGGGACGATCCTGAACCTGATTCCCAGGTATCTGATCGTCCCGGCGGCGCTCGAGGGGATTGCCGTCCAGATCACCAACCCGATCAACCTGGCGGCAACCGCGTCTTCGGTCGACGTGCCGGCATTCGTGCGCGCCATGGTGCCGATTGTGGAACCGCGCTTGGACGCGGTCGGCCCGCTCGGCGAGACCAACTGGTTCACGGCGGCCGACCCGAGCTCGATTGACACCATTGAGTACTGCTATCTCGAAGGGCAGCAGGGCGTTTACATCGAGACCCGGCAGGGCTTCGAGGTGGACGGCGTCGAGATCAAGGCTCGCCTGGACTTCGCCGCCGCGGCCATCGATTATCGCGGCTTGCAGAAGAACACCTTGGCGTAGGGGGAACTGCGCAGGCAACGTGCGGCGGGCCGGCGACGGCCCTCCGCGCACAACAAGAAGGCAGGAACAGGAGAACGGATCTTATGACGAACTTTGTGAAACGCGGTGAAAATCTCACGCTCGTGGCCCCCTACAACGTACTGTCTGGGGACGGCTTCAAGGTAGGCAACGTCTTCGGTGTTGCCTCCAACGACACTCTTCAGGGCGCCGACGTCGAGTGCAACGTCGAAGGGGTCTACGACCTCGCCAAGGATGCCAGCGTCTTCAGCCAGGGCGATCAGGCCTACTGGGACGACGTCAACAAGGTGGCGACGTCCACGGTGGGCAACAACTTGCTGATCGGCGCGGTTGAAACCGGCGCCGTCACGGGCGCCGCTACGGTGCGCGTGAAACTGTATGGCGTGCCCGGCTTCTCGGGGCAGGTCAACGGCGTCAAGGTCGCGCACATGCTGTTCGACTTCGCGGTCGACGGCGGCGCCACCTGCACGCCGGCCAACAGCGACACCATCCCCAACAACGCTGTGGTCTTCGGCGGCGTGGTGAATGCCACGGCCGCAGTGACCGCCGCCGGCGCGGCGACGGTGGCGATTACCACTAGCGCCGGATCGGGCGCGGGCTCCATCCTGGGCGCAACCGGCAAGGCGGCCCTCGGCTTGGACGCGGTGGTTGCCCCGACGTGCGAGGCCGCCCCGTTCAAGATGACGGCGGATGGCAAACCCTCGATTGTCGTCGCGACCGGCCCGTTGACGGCTGGCGTCATCGAGGCCTGGGTGCTCTACGCTATCGCGTCGGCCTAGCCCAACGCCATGAGCGCATTCGGCTCACACTTTGGGATGCTGAACGCCGCCGTGCTGGCTGCGTTCGGCATCCCGGTAACGTTCACCCCGCAGGATGGTTCCGGCGCCCAGCAGATCACCGGAATCATCCAGAAGCCCGCGATGGGGGAGGACAGTCTGCCTGGGAGCATCCTGGGCGCGTCGGTCGTTCGCCTGTTCGTGCAATTCACGGTCATCGCGCCGGCGCCGCAGCACGGCGACGCCATCACGATCAACGGCGTTGCGTACGTTGTGGCCGACCTGGATGTGGACACGCAGGGCGGCGCGGTCCTCAAACTGAGGATTTCCTAAATGCTGAACACCTCGGCGGTCACCGACGCGATTGTGGCTGTGCTGAAAACGATTACGGACCTGGCCGCCGCCATGACGGTTGTGGACGCCTCTGGCGCGCCGGTCGTTCGAATCACCGCGTTCCATTACCTGCTGGGCCAGGATCACCGTCTCGCCGAGGCGGTCTACGGAATGCCCGCGCCATCGATGCTGGTGGCCTGGGAGGGAAGCAAGGGCGGCAACTTCGACGGCCAGACGATTTGGAAGCACCGGTGGGGGATTTACTACCGCATGGGCAACGCGGCGGGCCTCGCTGTTCCGGTCGGCTATGAGGATCTGTGGGCGCTCACCTGCAACGGCTCGACCGGCGCCGCCGCTGGACCGAACATTCGCAATATCCAGATTGCCGCCGGCCTGGACATTATGGACACGCCGAGCATCGATCATGCCCTCGACGAGGATCTGGTCGACCGTTTCAAAGCCGTCTTTATCATTCCTGAGATCGGAGATAACTAAATTGGAAGATCCGCAGCACGTTCACCACCCGCACAACGTCACCGATTGGGTGACGCTGCGCCATCCGCTCACCGGCGATGTTCAGGAAGTCGAGGCCACGCCGGAAAGCCTCACGCCCTTGATGATTCAGGGGTACCAGAAGTTCACGCCGGCAAACCCGGCCAAGGGAGAGTGAACCATGTCGGCAAGAGTACAGGGTCTAATCCTCGGCCTGGGGAAGAACAAACAGGCCAACATCGCTACCCCGAGCGCCACCTTCTTGAGGTTCAAGAAGATCGACACGACGCTCACGAGTCCGCACGCGGTCACGGAGAATGATGCCGCGGAAATCGGCAAAGGGAACGAGTTCATCAGCGCGGTCTACCCGGTGAGTTACGACGTCGCCAACCGCATCGAAAAGTTCGCCAGCGCGGAGTTCACCGCGTGGGCCTGGGCGTATGCGCTCGGCAGCGTGGTGGAGAGCGGGGCAACCCCGAACTTCATCCTGACCGTGGTGCCCATCAATCCGGCGACAGGATTGGAGCTGCCCTACTTCTCGGTCATCGAGCAGGTGCCCGAGGGCGGCGGTAGCGCCATCGACAACATGTACGTCGGTTGCGCCATCGAGGACGTGACGTACCAGTTCAGCTACGGCCCTGGGCGCGCGTCCAGCAAGTGCCTGGTTAACTGGGCTGGCTCCGGCCTGCTGACGCAGCCGAGCGGCGTGGTGGTTCCGGCGCTGCAAACCGAAAAGCACATGCTCGCGCAGAGCATGGCGCTCACCATCAACGGCGTGGACTACGTCTCCAACAAGCGGATTCTCTCCGGGTCCATCGCCTGGAAGAACAACCTGATGCTCAGCGCGGGATTCTTCCCTGGCTCGGGTCTTCAGAACGGGTATGCCACCCGCGGCCGCCTGGAAATCGGCTCCCGCGTGCCGTCGCTTACTTTCACTGTGCGGCTGGTGTCTGGCTCCGACGAGTACACCAAGCTGGTCGCGCAGACCACCGGCACGGCGGTCCTGACGGTCAGCTACGATGCGAACAACTCGGCGCAGTGGACCTGGCAGCAGATCAGTTACCAGGTGGTCGAGAACACCGAGGCCGATGGAATTGTGGCGTGCACCGTGACGGTCGCGCCGCAGTACAACGCGACGAACGGGATTCTGACGTTCGTGGGCAAGTGCGGCATCACCGGCATCGCGCAGTAGGCGGAGGAGGCTGAGGCGGGCCGCAGACTTCGTCAGGCCGATGCCATGGGCTGCTTGCGGTAGGACGCCCTCCAATCCGCGGGTTGGGCCTTTCCCGTCAAGTTGAACTGATACGGCTTCGCCAGAGTAATGGTATGACTGGCGTGGAAAGAGTGGTGCCGCTCGCGCGTCTTCGACGTGCCCCTACCTTACTAGGACCGCTTGATGTTCGCGTTAGTTTGGAGATTGCCCTTAAGCTTGGCTCGAAGGTCGCGAACCACCTCGTCCACATCGCCCACGGCCCGCACAATCTTGTCGATGTTTCGAACGTCTAGCGTCCACGCCACACGGTCCCGTATCGCCGCAAAACCGGGATCTCCTTTTTGTGCGACCACTTCGCGGACCGTCATATCCTTTCTGAACAAGTGCTCGTGATCCCCAAAATCTAGCGTCAACTCGTCCATAAAATTGGCGAGATCCCCGATGACATCGTCTGGGACGTTCGATCCCCTATAGATAATGCTGGCCTGAAGCCCGAATTGGACATGACGGAGCAATGTCCGTTCGGCATTCGTGATCATCGTCTCACTCAATTTCGACGGATCAATGATAAATGTTCTCACGACGCCAGCGCCCTTCTCGCCGTGGCGTTCGCGGTACCGAGCAAGGTAACGGGAATCCATCAGGAGGATCTGCTGATAGAGCGGATGGTAGAGCCAGTTTCGAAACTCGGTAGCAGCGGCTGTCAGATCCACCATGAGGAGATCGCCAGCAGGGTCCGACATACGCTTCTCTAGCGCGTCGATGAAGTGCAATACCGCCTTGTCGCGCTCTAAAGCGGTCGCATCGTTGACGAGGTCGTTCCACACTCTATCGTCCGGCAGTGAATGCAATTTCCGTCGATTCTTGGTGCTCGTCGTGTCAACTGAAAAGTCTTCAATCCTTACCGCGGTAAGCTCAGTTCGGTCGGATGGAAAGCGGTAGCGTTCAACGAGGGTCATTGCAAAAGCGGCGGCGGCGGCGGCAGCGTAATTTCGCCAGAGGTCCTTAGTTCCGGGGTCATCCTTGGCTCCGGTAGCAGTATCCTGCATAGCCTTGACGAGCAGAAAGGGTGTATCTGCGCTGCGGCACGCAATGATGGCACCGTAGCCTTCCATTTCAAGGCCAATCGCATTCAAACGGTATTTATGGATCAGCCACTCTCGTACCTCAGCAAACTTGGAGGCCACGAGTTTGTCGCCGCTCCCAAGTATGTAGTTCAGATCGGCGTGAATCTTGGGCGCAATACCCTCCGACGATGGTCGCGGCACAGGGATCCGGGCGAGCCAAGGACATTCATGATCGCGACTCAAGTTCTTAGCGGCGTTCCAAAGCGAATGCGAGACGTCGCGAAGCTCGCCGCGATGCTGGTTCAGCAGATGCGGATGAACTGCTTCGGCGAGATCGGTCGGGGGCACCGGATTGCCAGCTGTGCTCTCTTCAGTGATCTTCGCGTGCTCATAGGGAAAGATCCAAAACGGTATGAGGATGTCGCCCAAACTGACGCTAGCTTCGGGAAAGCCGGCAGCAATACCAACAAGAATGACTGCTCGTGGAGCGCGGCGGACGATCGCATCCTTTACGGCAGCTTCCGCAAGTGCCGTAGTTTGTCCCGTGACGATTACTGCAACTCTATATGACTCCGGCGAGCCGGAACGCTGAACCGATGCGACGGTATCGAAGACGTCCACCTTAGCGTTCGGCAAGAGGGCGATCAGCGCATTATATTCGTCCTCAAGCGCTGTGACAAAGAGAACGTCCACATGATCTGTTTTCGAGTTCCGTGGATCAGGTTGATGAACCACAGTCGCCTCCATATTCTCGCCCATGTTCCATCACAACCGGCCAGCAAAAGCGACCCAAGCGATCCGGTCACGGGGTAATACGATCTGATTGTACCAATTAGGAAGCACCCGCCACATTTCGTAATGAGAGTCGCCCATGTTGAAAACCGCGTATTGACAGGCCCTTGGCACGTGCCGTCGCCACAATTGTTGTCAGATACATAGCTGAGAAAGTCCTCACGCCTCACTAATGCTCAACGAGCTGCCTGGCAAGTTGTTGACTCTAAAAGGGAACGTGACAGTCCGCAGCGTTCACGTGACTGAGGAGGCCCCCTTCTCGTTCAAAGTGGCGCCTGGGCGCGGGAGTCCGCCGAAAGTGAGCGCGCCGTCGCCACAAGAACACTGAACCCTGTCCGCCCTCATCGTTCTATTCGTCATTTCGAGCCGGCGCATCCGACAGGCCGCCGGCCCCAACTTCTATAAGAGGACACCCATGTACGGAGAACTTCCCGAAATTCAAACGTCCACCGGCGAAGCCGTTCACGGCTTCCCGGTCCAGATCCTTCGCCCCGCCAAGACCGCCGTGCTCCGGTTGCCCACGAACCCGGAGATGCGTGGCTACCTCAACCAGCAGAAGACGCTGTACCGCGACCTCGGGCGCCGCAAGGGCCAGAGCGAAAGCGTCCCGAATCCCAAGTCCGACCTCGATCTGTTCACCCGCATTCGCATCGACAAAGGCCCGGACTTCGACGAGGCGGAAGCGGCCAGAGCTATCGGGCTGCTTACCCGGCAGCGCGTCACCAAATGCGAACGCGAGGGCGAAACCTACCGCGTCACGCTGCTGACGGTGCTGGGCGAGACGCAGCACGTCGTCAACATCCCCTTCGAGAAGGACCTCGCCGTCTACCGGCGCACCGTGTTCAAAGCCATCGACCTGCCGCACGGCGTCGAGGAGCGCCGGTACCCGCCCGAGGCGGCCGAGCGCCTGTACGACGCCAGCGTGGTCTCCATTTCCGGGTACGTGGATTCGATCAAAGCCGCCGACGTTCCTCCGCATCACAAATCGAGCATCGTGCTGGAGGTGGTGAGCGCGGTTGGCGACCTCGATCCGGAACTTCCAGACCCAAACTCCTAGCGCCGGGCGAGTGGCCCAGTCCAGTCCCGCTCCGGCTCCTGGTGCACCGCACCGTGCGGGCCTACGATCTTTGCGATGGCGGCGAAGATGGCCCGCACGCATGTCCGGAAGCCAACGACGTGACGTGCATTCCGTGCGGCCATGTGTTCGAAGTTGAGGACACCAACTGCATCCCGAAGTGCCCCAACTGCGGGGAGAAGAGCGCGCGGGTCAACCGCTGCGCCCGATGCCCGTTGAACGACCTGGATCATGCCAGATCTCATTCCGCGGCGGGCCGGTTGCTGAACCGCCTTACCGATCTGGAGTTCGACGTAGCGAAGTTCCGGGTGGACTGGGCCGACGTGACGGCGGAAGAAGCGCTCGGCCTGCGCATCCTGGCCGACGAGCGCGACCGGTACCAACGAGAACAGGCGAAGAAGCCGCGAGAATAGCGATGCCGTATCTACCTAAAATCACGCGCGCCCGGTTCGTCCTCGGCCCCTTCTCCGCAGAGGACATGGCCATCATCGGTACGTTCATGTGCGAACGCATCCGGCGGCGCATCGAGAGTGGCGTGAACGTGGAAGACAACCCTTCGAAGGCGTTGAAGCCGGGGTACGAGAAGCAGAAGACCCGGCGCGGGTTGAACCCGATCCGCGACTGGACCTGGCGCGGGCGGACGTTGCGCTCCTTGTCGGTCAAGAGCGCCAATGAGAATCACGTGGTGATTGGTTTCTCCGACCCGGAAACCGATGGCATCGCGCACGTGAACAACCTCCGCGAGCGCGCCTTCGGCGTGTCGCCCGGGGACCGCAATGCATTGACCGAGATCGTCCTGGCCACGCTGCGCACGAAGCGCATTGTGCGGTTCCAGAGGGTGGCATAGACCATGCCCGATCAAGAATCCGTAGCCTTCGATATCGATCCGCGATCCGTCCTGGGTGCCATCAAGCAGATGAACTCTGCGATGGAGGGCTATGAAAAGACCCATGGCTCGGCCAACGAGAAGATGCAGAAGGCCATCGACCGCACCGCGGATCTGCTGCTCAAGGTCAACGACCGCTCGCGCAACTCGATGGAGCGGTTGACGCAGTCCATCGAGAAGCAGGCCGCCGCCTACGGCAAGACGAACGCGGAGCGCATGGTCGCGGAGCGCGACCGGATCATCAAGAAACTCGGCGACGAGAAGGGGATGATCGACCGGGTTAACGAGTCCTACGCCAAGATGCTGGCGGCAGACGCCGCCGGCCAGGGCGCGGCGGGCATTCAGAGCATGGGGTACGCGGCGCAGCAGTCGAAGGCGTCGCTGGCGCTGATGGGCGAGGAGATTGGCGTCCACATCCCCAGGCAACTGCGGACGTTCATCACCATGCTGCCCGGCGTCGGGCAGGCCTTGGATGTGTCGTTCAAAGCGGTGGCCATCATCGCGTTGATCGCGGTGATTTACGAGGCGGTGAAGAAGGTTCTGGAGTTCCGCAAGGCTCTCGATGACCTCCACACGGCTGCGGAAAAGAACGCCGCCGAGTTTGATCGTTTCGCCGATTCGCAGAAGCTCGCGAATCTGGAACTGAAAACCACCAACGATCAACTCGAAAACGCGATAGCGAAGTTGCAGCACAAGCCGGAGAACAACCTCAAGATTGCTATCGACGAGGCGGCCACGGCGGCGTTGAACCTGTCCGAGAGGATGGACAAGAGCCTCCGGTCCTTCGCGGAACTGGCGCAGAAGAATGCGCCTGGAACCTTCGCCGAGATCCTCGGCCGCCAGGCCGGCACAAAGGATATCACCGAACTGATTCAAGGCAAGAGCGGGTTCGGCGGAATGGTCGGCGACATGTACGCCGCTACGAATACCGGCGGCGATCCAACCGCCGTGCTGTCGGGGTACCGCGTCCGCGTCCAGAAGCTTCTGGAAACGGCGGTGCAGAATAAGGCCTTCCAGGAAGGGCTGTTGGTCGGTCCCGGCATGCCCCAGATGCAACCGGGGACGCCGGTCACCTATAACCCCGCGCTCGGGCCGGTAGAATC